AAACTAAAGATAAGGTAAATTATCCAACAGAATGTCCTTGGTGTCATAAAGTTGGAGCTAGAAGAGCAATGACAATGTATCATTTCGATAATTGTAAAGAACATCCTAATTATGATAAATCTACTTCTCCATTATTTAATACTTGTATATATTGTGGAGAGGTAAACCATAAAAACGTAATAACTAGGTTACATAATTTAAACTGTAAACAAGCACCAAAATTAGCAAGATTATAATTATTATAAATACTATTATATATTAGAAACATAATTGGAGAAACTTAATGACGGACAAAAATAAAAACCTTTCAGAAGCTGCCGCAGAGATTTTAAAAGCTAATAAAGCTACTAAACAACCTGGAGATGCTTTTGGTCAAGGAAAAAAAGAACCTAATTCTAAAGTAGATGATCTTGGTAATCCTGCTTTCGATAAAATAGAATTAAAAGATATTCCATCAGCTACTCCTCCAGGTGCTACTCCTCCTGTTGGTCAAGAACCAATGAAAAAGTTGGCTCCACAACCAGCAGAAAAAACTGCAGCTCCTATAGTAGATCCAGCTCAACCTAAAAAGACTAAAAAAGATACCAATCTGGAATCTACCGAAGAAGATGAAGACGAAGAAGTAGTTAATGAAGATATCGCAGCTCTTATGGCTGGTGAAAATCTTTCTACTGAATTCAAACAAAAAGCTACTTCTATTTTTGAAGCTGCAGTAAAAGCTAAAGTTTCTGCTCTTGCTGAAGAATTAGAAGCTCAATATGTTACTCAATTTGAAGAAGCATATGAAGAAATGAAAGAAGATTTTGCAACTAAAGTAGATGAATATCTGGATTATGTTGTTGAATCTTGGATGGAAGAAAATAAACTTGCTGTTGAATCTGGTCTTAAAACTGAAATTGTTGAAGGTTTTATTGGCTCTTTGAAGCAAGTATTTGAAGAACATTACATTGATATTCCTGAAGAAAAATTCAATGTAGTTGAAGAATTGGCTACTAAAGTAGAAGCCCTTGAAAAACAAGTTTCTGAAGAAATGACTAAAAACATTTCATTGAAACAAAAGCTATCTGAACAAAAGAAAGTTGAAGCTCTTCATTCAGTATGTGAAGGATTAACTATCACACAAACAGAAAAACTTAAGTCAATCGCAGAGAGCGTTGAATTTGTATCTAGTGATGATTTTGAATCTCAAATGGAAACTATTAAAGAATCCTACTTCTCTACTAATACTGTTAAACCAGCTTCTAAAGAATCTTTAAATGAGTTTATTGAAATCGAACCAGAAGCAAAAGTTAAAACTGTTGATCCTATGATCGCAGCTTATGCAGCTAAGATTACACAAACTTTACGTTAATTTTAAATTTTAAAAATATAGGGATATAACCAAATGGCATATTTAAACGAAGAACTACAAGAAAAATGGAATCCTATTCTGGATCACCCAGAATTGAGCAAAATCACTGATCCTTACAAACGTGCTGTTACAGCAATGGTTTTGGAAAATCAACAACTTGCAATGGATTCTGATCGTCAAATAATGAACGAAGCAGCTCCTACTAACGTTGCTGGTGGTATCAACACTTTTGACCCAATTTTAATCTCTTTGGTTCGTAGAGCATTACCAAACTTGATCGCCTATGATATTGCTGGCGTTCAACCAATGACTGGTCCTACTGGTTTGATTTTCGCATTGCGTTCACGTTATGCTACTCAATCAGGTTCTGAAGCATTCTACAACGAAGCTAATACTGTATTCTCTGGTATTATCGGTACTTCTACTGCATCTTCTACTAATACTAGCCCAATTGATGCTGCTACTGGCGCACCAGCTGCAAACTCAATATATGATTCTGGTAGAGGTATGGATACAGCTACTGCAGAAGCTTTAGGTGCTACTTTTGCTGAAATGGCAATTAGTATCGAAAAAGTTTCTGTTACTGCTAAAAGTCGCGACCTTAAAGCTGAATACTCTTTAGAAATGGCACAAGATTTGAAAGCTATTCATGGTTTGGATGCTGAAACAGAATTGAGCAATATTCTTTCTACTGAAATTCTTGCTGAAATCAACCGTGAAGTGGTTCGTACTATCTATACCGTTGCTAAAGCTGGTGCTCAAACTGGTACTGTTACTGCTGGTGTATTCGACCTTGATACAGATTCTAATGGTCGTTGGTCAGTAGAACGTTTCAAAGGTCTTATTTTCCAAATCGAACGTGAAGCCAATGCTATTGCAAAGGGTACTCGTAGAGGGAAAGGTAACATCATCATCGTATCTTCTGATGTAGCTTCTGCTTTGGCTATGGCTGGTGTACTTCAATATACTCCTTCTTTGTCTGCTGATCTTCAAGTAGATGATACTGGTAATACTTTTGCTGGTATGTTACATGGTAAAATCAAAGTTTATATCGATCCTTACTTTGGTGGTGGTGCTGCTGGTCTTGAATTAGTTACTGTCGGTTATAAAGGTGTTTCACCTTACGACTCTGGTTTATTCTACTGCCCATATGTTCCTTTACAAATGGTTCGTGCAGTTGACCCATCCACTTTCCAACCCAAAATAGGGTTCAAGACTCGTTATGGCATGGTTGCAAATCCGTTTGCTGAAGGTCTTACACAAGCATTGGGTGTATTGAATCCACGTAATAATAACTATTACAGAATCTTTGCAGTTAAGAATATTATGTAATATCAATAACTTAGGTTATTATTTAATGGGAGCTTCGGCTCCCATTTTTAATTATAGAACAAAAGCTAATTGACCAGAATCAAAAATTAATCTAAATTTATTATTAAACATATTTTCATCAACAGTTAAATTCATATCAACAAATTTTAATCTTTTTTCTATAGATTTCCTTGTATATTGCAATCTATTATACGTATTAATTTTATCAGTCCACGAATAACTTGGTATTATTTTCTTTTCTATTAATTTAAAATTATTTTTCAAATATACGTCACCAAAACTTCTACTTCTATCACAGTAAGAAATAATAGATCCTTCATAATTTGCTCTAAAGTATTTTAATAATCTACTAAATCCACCTATAACGGTAGTATCTAAAATATTACAATATCTAACTAATTCCCAAGAATAATTACTAGTAAATCTAGATTTACTAAAAGTCATAACTGCTACTAAAATATAATAATATTTTAGTCCTAATCTTATAGAGCTATCAGCATTACCTTGTATATGATTTTCAGTTAAAAATAATTTAGTTTCTACAGAATTTAATTCTACGATAGAACATTTCCTAGCATATATTCTATAACAAAAACCTAATTTATTTTTCAATATAGATTTTATAATATCTCGTTTAAAATCCCATTGATCACTTCTAATATGAAGTAATTGCACACTAAGAGCTTCACATCTATTGGTTTTTGTTATATGTCTAAATTTATTTTTATCATTATGAGTATCACTTGAATGCCAATATAACCCATTCACCTCAATAGCTAAATTTTCTTCTGGAAGATAAATATCAATTTCAAGATCACCTAACAAAGTCCAATTATTATGTAAAATTATTCCACTATAATTCTCTAATATAAATTCATATATTTGTTTTTGTTGTAAACTACTATTTGAATATTGTCTAATTTCAAATCCATATGATCTACAATATTCTAAAACTGTACTATAACAAATTCCTAATTCATCTGCAATATCAAGTCCAGTTCTTTTATTTACAACATATTCTTGGTATAACCAATCTTTATTTAATAAAAATTCTCTAGTATTATCGCAAATTTGAGATTTTGATAATTTTTCAGATAAAACAATTTTAACATCTGGTCTTTGGCTGTTATAAGAAACTCCATATTTCTCAACCATAGTATTCTGACGCTTATCATTAGTAATTTTATTCTCAGAATCTGATTTTAATAATTTACTATTAGATATTTTTAATGCTCTAACTGTTGATTTCTTAGCACATAAATTAGAACAATAATCAAATGTTGGTTTGTTTTTATTTTCATACATCTAAACCTTAGCATTAGAATCACAAACTATACATTTTAAATCTCTATAATAAGTTAAGGATATCCTTAACTTATTATTATGTATAAGTCAAGCTTTTATAATCTCCATTTTCCTGATTTAACAAATAACATTTGTCTTGATCCATCATTATGAATTATACAATGGGAGTTGTGCCAAGACGAGGGGCCTTTATTATAGGACATCTTATCTTTACATGAATGTCCAACTTGATAACAATCACCAACTATATTGGGTGTATGACTATGCCCAATAATAGTTTTTACTCCTAATCTTGAAAATTGTGCTGCACTACCACGACTTCCATTTATACCATCTGCTGAATGTAATGCTAGTTCTATATCATGAATTTTGAATGATTCAGTTTCTTTAATAAATCTAACTTTAGGATTCGAATAGTTTTCTGCATAATAAGTTTCAAAAGCAGTATCTTCAATACCACATTCTAGATTATCTAACATTCGATACATCAATTGATGATATAATTTAGCATTCCAAGGTTCTAGTTTTGGGTTGCATTCTTGTAGCCAGCGACCTAGATGATCATTATGGTTGCTAGAAACAATAATACTAACAGAATCTTTTGGTGTAGTTGCTATTATTGTATCAATAGTTATATCAAGTTCATCTTCAACTACATTTTCATTTTTAATAAATTTCTTATATTGTAATAGAAAATTATTTTTATGATGATGATTTGCGGAATAGAAATCTAGAACATCATGTCTAACTATCCAAGTAGGATTCAGTGTATTTACAATACTATTTTTTGTTGTAAAAGTAGTATTCATAATTTCTGGATCAATATTTATGATATGTTCATCACCAACAACAATAGCTGCAACATTATCAATTTTATAAATTGCATCTGTTGTATAATGAGTATTTAAATCATAGAAATTACCATCAAAATCTGCATTTAAGACTCTTATATGAAAATCGTCTATTTCATCATCAACTTCTATAATTAGAGCTGAGAATGAATAATCTAGGGTTGCACGATGTCCTGTTTTTGTATTACTATAAACAGGATGTGAAATTGTTCCAGTAGTATGCAATATTGCGCTTTTATCAACATGATTAACAGCTACACATTTCATAGAGATTTGTGGGTGTGGAATAATTAAAGATGTTCCTTTATTGATACTATCAAAACCAGCTAATGGATTAGCAATAGTTGGCGAAACATTAATACCAGCCATCAACTTTAATTTAGGTGTAATATTAACATTATAATCAACCAAATGTGGGGATAAATTTGTATCCCAAGTATAATCATCAAAATCAGTTTTATATTTGATAGGAACAATAATCAGATTTGCGTTATTATGTTTACAATATTTAAGAAGATTTTCTAAAAATTCTTCATTGGTATCTGTATCATTTATAGCTGTAGTAATTACGAACTTTTTACATTCAATTGATGGTTCTGGTAGATTTATAGTTTGATCTTCTTCATTAGAATAGAAATTTACTTCACACGATTTACATTTATATCTTTGCTTGACTACACCTCTAGCAAATTCTTTGCCTTTTTTTATGATAGAATCTGAATTACAATTTGGACATGATGTCATATATTTCTCAATATAGTAGTTTAGTTATTAATATTTAGCTTAGATAATAGTAGCTATGAATTTTAGATTCTTTAAGAAATCAACAAGATTCCATAGTTCTCTAGATGTTTCGATAGAAATAGATGCTTCATTAATATTCTTTAATGAAATTAAATCATCCAATAATTCTATATATTCACTATTAGAGATTTGTTCTAATTCAAACATATCTTTTAGTTTTATAGCTCTTTCAGCTAAATTTTTAACTTCTGCAACAGGCGATAATAGGAAATCATTTAAATTCATCATTACTGTAATGCTCCGATAGCTGATAATATTGTATTTGTACCATCTGCTATGTTTTGTAGTTTTTGTGTACAATACATTATTGATGGAGTATTTGTTTCATATCTAGAACTTAATTCATTTACCATAGTATTTAATTCATTTGATACTTCAGTAACATTTTCTCTGCTACCAGATCTATAGGATTCATATCTATTAAAATGATTTATATCATCCTTTAATAATATTATTTTTTCATACTGATCTGGAGATCCACAAGTAACTACGAGTTTATTAGCATTTTCATTTATTGTTATTAATTGGTTGAATTCAGCACTATCAAAAGTTAATCTAGCACACCCAGTTAGTAATAAAAATGCTAATAAAATTTTGTATTTAAGAAACATCAGATAAACTCCAGGGATATACATTTATTTTATATTTTTTCATACGAGAAAATGCTCTTTTTTGTCTGTTACTATTATCTTCAAACATAGGATGCCATATTTTATCATTCAATATATTTGAATTCCATTTACACAACTCAGTTCTTAATAAATCTGAGTTAATATAATCTTTGTTGATGTGATATGATTCCCAGGAATTGTATAAATCAAGCAATTCATGTTTTTCCTCTGGTAATAATAAATCTAAATTATTTACATCAATTGTATTTGTGTCATATATCATAATTTAATCCTCAATAGTATTATTACTATATAGCTTTATTATAAATAGCTATATAAGTAAAAATTAAGGAATTTAAATGGCAGCTAAGGATTTCAGTCCATGCGACACAGATATTTTACAGGCATCAAAATATATATTATCATTTCCAAGAATATCTGCTACACAATTCTTTTGTCAAGCAATAAATCTTCCTGGGGTTTCTACTAATCCAACAGGTTTTGATACGCCATTTTCTAATCTACCAATTCCTGGTGATAAGATTCAATATGAACCATTGGTTATTGAATTTCTTATCGATGAAGAATTACAGAGTTGGAGGGTAATATATGAATGGATTTATGGAATTTCATTTCCAACAGAATTTGCTGAATATAAAAATTTAAAGGATTTAAGTAGATTCAGTCAGGATTTAAAGCATCCTCAGTACGCTGATGCAGAATTAATTCTATTATCCGCAAGCAATAACCCAAAAATAAGAATAAAATTTGTAGATTTGTTTCCAATATCATTAGGAGGAATTTCCTTAGATTTGAGATTAGATTCTTCACATATAATTACTGCATCTGCCACATTTAAATACTCACGATATAATATAGAAATAGCATAGGAAACTTTTATGAAAACATTTAAAACATTTAAAACATTTATATCGGAGATGGCAGCACTAACATCTGATATTATGAATAAACCATATTATCACGGAACTTCAGGTAGTATGTAAGTAGCGTCAAGTATAGCAAAAAATGGCATACAACCTCCAGATTTATCTAACACAAAAGAACACAATTTAACTCCGGTAAAGGGAAAAGTATATGTAACACCACACATACATTATGCTCAAATATATGGTATCGGTGGAGATATGGCTGGATCATCATATAAACCAAAAGAAGAATATGGTCATGTTTTTGTAGCTAAAGGGAAAAAATTAAAAGATGTTGATCCAGATGAAGATGATGTTGGTGGTTTGTATGGAGACAATAAAGGACCAAAATGGTTGCATTCATTGGTAGATAAACATAATACAGAGCATTCAAGAAAAAAAGCAAAAGAAGGAGAATATGCACACTATGCTAGGATTGACAGAAAAACTATACCACACATGACTGATGATCAAAAATTGGATTTAATAACAAATCATAATACACATATTGCTAATACTGGCTCAATAAAACCCGATAGAGCATATCGTATACATAGAGATAAAATACCATTACTAAAACGAGATGGTTCTAATTTTTTCGACCATGCTGAAGAAGTTGATATGAAAGCTTTAGCTAACGGAGAACATATATTAAAAAAAGAAAAGGAAACCTTTATGAAAACATTTAAAATATTTGTAGAATCTATAAAACACCAAAGTGGATCTGAGTCAACTCAAGTTGCTACTACTACTGGAACATATAGAAAAACTACAGAGAAATTACATCCAGATTTAAAGCCTAATAGTGATGTATTAGATTATGGTGCTGGTATGGGCAAAGGTACTGATGCAATGCAACATGTTCTAACTGGACACAAAGTTGAATCATATGAACCATCTCCTAAAAATTGGTCTCCTACTCATACCAATAGTGATCATATAGATAAGAAATATGATGCTCTAGTTTCTCATAATGTTTTAAATGTATTAGAGCCACAATTGCGTGATCATGTTACTAAACATCTACTATCTTTAGTTAAACCTGGAGGTAAAGTTGTTGTTGGTGCTAGAGGATATAAAGGTGATGTTAGTACTGTCAAAAATTTTACACCATCAGAACATGAACCTAATGCATTATGGGTCCATAAGAAAGTTGGTAAAGTATACCAAAAAGGTTTTGATGGTGATGAATTATTAGACCATATGAAAAAACATGGTGGTAATGATTTTGATTTTAAAAAGGTTGGTGGTTTAGCTAAATCTACAGTTATCGGAACTAGAAAATAATGAAATCAGTTAAAGCATTTATCATAGAATCTAGAGTTATTGGAAAAAAGATGGGACACGATTTATATGTTCATAAAGATTATACTGATAATATACCTAAAGATGTTCATGATAATGCTTTAAATCTTTTACATAAAGAGCATCAAGATTTTAAACATAATATAGTAAAATATAACAAAAAGACTAATAATATTTCATTCCTAAATTCTCCAGACTTCGATACAGAACACGAACCACATATTCATGATTCTGTTATAGTTAAACCGGAAGGAATAACTAAATATATTAAACCATTAAAAGTTCCTTGGATATACCATCAAAAGCATGAATTTGTTGGTGATGATTATAAAGGTTTTGATATTGATAGAAGCAAAAAGAGAGCTATTCAATATAAAACTGCTATACAAAAAGTTGCTGATGAAAAAGGCGTTCCTACCAAACAAATATCTAGTCGTATAGGTAACAGAGATTATTGGAATAAAGAAATCGTACCCCACATAAGAGAAGATTAATAATGTTAAGATTTAAACAATTTATCAATGAATCATTAAATTTAGATCAAAAAGAAAAAATGGGTATCTATCATTATCCAGATTCTAGACAAGCTGCTAGAGAATTATCTAAACATGTAATACCAGATGATAAACAAAGTATTAATATTCCGTTAACTCATAATACTAAAGAAGAAGTAAAATCTCATTTGGAAAAACATGGTTTTGATTTAGAAAATTATCCAACAGGTAAAGCTAAAGATAAACATGGTAGAGAAGTTAATATTGGTAGCGTATTAAAGGCACCAAAAACTGCTGCTCCCGATTCTCTAGTGAAAGGGTTTGAAAATGATGATAGACATACACCAGTAAGCCCAGAAACGCATCATATTCTATTTTCTCATAAACCCGAACATATTGCTGAATGTTCTACTAATAAGAAATGGAAATCTTGTGCTAGTTTAACACCAAAAGGTGGATTTACACCAAGTGGTGGTGGCGTTGCTGCTAGAAAAATAAAAGATCATCTACAGGCTGGTACTCATGTCGCTTATCTAATGAAAAAAGTTGGTGATCAACATAATGCTGATAATGCTGAAGCTAGAATCCTGTTACATCCATACCATTCTCAAGATGAGCATGGAGAAGTTAATCATACTGTATTAATGCCTGAACGAAAAGTATACTCTAAGACTGATGGTAAACATTCAGATTTTAATAATTCATTAGAAGATTTTACTAGAAAACATTATCCAATGAAAGAGGGTGTGGTTTATAATAAAGATGCTAATGTATATGATGACGATGATGATAGAGTTAGATTTAATACTTCTCCTAAATCAGTAAAGAAAATATTAACAAACACTAAAACTTCATCTAAAGCTAAAGAAGCTGCTATAAAAGCAGTTAAATTACCAACATCAACTATCTCATCTGTATTAAATGAACCCACTACTGATGAAAATAGAGACCATCTACATATAGCTAGAAGTTTAATAGCAAAACACCAAAAATTAAATGATACTCATTTTGACGCATTAGCACAAAAAGGTCATATTAAAGATTTAGCTGCAAATAAAAATTTATCTAAAAATCAAGTTGCAAAAATTGCTAATCATACTATAGATTACAAAAAATTAGGAGATAATGTAGATGAAAATAACTTTATACATCACGCTCAAAATATGAATCTAACTAAGGCTCATGCTAATTTAATACATACACATATGGATAAATTAAAACCAGAGCATTTACATAAAATTATTGATCACCACGCTAAGTTCGAAAAAGGAATTCCTGCAGATGTTAATTATAGTTCTTACGATACCCCAATACAACCTTTGATTCAACATAAAGGAAAATTAGATCAATCTCATTTAGACAAATTGAAAACTAGCAGACATGCATTAGCCGATAGATTCTAAAAATCTAAATCCTCATTATATATACTTTTATAGGTTATATAATGAGGATTTAATTATGATTAAAATTGAAGAAATATTAGCACAATGGAAAATTGATTGTGTTATCGATGAATTAGCACCACACAAATCTAGCGTTGAAGCCCCAATCCTACACGCAAAATATCTTGATATCTGCACCAAATATAAATTCAAAAGTAATAAAACCCTAACTAAATATAATGATATGAAGAAAATTCGTAGAGAATATTATCTAGGAAATTTAGATAAAGAAACTCTTGATGAATATTCTTGGGAACCTTTTGAATTAAAAGTTGGTAGCAAAAGTAATATCGAGATTTATCTTGAGGCAGATCCGATTCTATCAAAATTATTAGAAACTATATTCTATTGTAATGAATGTGTTTCTACTTGTAATTCTATTATGAAAGAATTAAATGCTAGATCTTTCCAAATAAAAAATTGGATAGAATATCAGAAATTCTTAGCTGGAAATTAATTAATGATTGAAATAACTAAAATTAATGAAGTCTATTCTCATTTAAAATGTGATAGATCTATTGCTAGAGAACTTGTAGAATATTTTTCTTTCTTTGCTACTGGATACAAATTCATGAGTTCATATCGCAACAAGCTGTGGGATGGTAAACTTAGGTTATGTAAGATTTTGCCTAATGGGAATTTAGAGTTTCCATTGGGATTAATGAAGCATCTAGAAACTTTTGCATCTGAAAATGGATATACATTAAAATATAATTATATAGAAGAAGGATTGAATACGGTTTCTAGAGAAACTCTGGAAAAATTTGTATTAGGTTTGAATTTACATTCTAAAGGAAAGAAAATTGAAATTCGAGACTATCAATTAAATTCTGTATTAGATTTTCTAAACAATAAAAGATTAATCCTATTATCTCCGACAGCTTCTGGTAAGTCATTAATTTTATACACAATTGTTAGATTTTTGTTAGAATTCAGATGCGGTGTTGGATTAGTATTAGTTCCTAATGTATCTTTATGCCATCAATTATCATTTGACTTTGAGGATTATTCTTCACATAATGGTTGGATAGCTGATGATCATATCCATACTATATTTTCTGGAAAAGAAAAGACATCAAAGAAACCAATTCATCTTTCGACTTGGCAAAGTATTTTTAAGAATGATAAGAACTTCTTTAAAGATTTTCAATTTGTTGTAAGTGACGAATGTTTCTCTGGAGATATGCAGGTATTATGTAATAGCGGTTATAAAGAAATAAAGAATTTAAAAGTTGGTGATATAGTTTTAAATTATTCCGAAAATACCAACGAATTCAAAGAAGATATAATTTTAAATATACATAAGAATATAAGTTCAAATGAAAAAATGTACGAATTAACATTTGATAATGAAAAAATTATTAAAGTTACAGGTAATCATAAATTTCTAACTAAAAGTGGTTGGATTAGAGCTGATGAATTAGATGATTCTCATGAGATTATAAGTTATGTTTAAAACAGCAATAAATACAATGAATAGATTGAATCTTATATTAGATAAACATAATTTAAAATCAAAAATAATATGGTATTCTAAAGATATAATGAGATTTAATAATAATAAAGAATTTACTGGTAATGAAAAATGTAAATTATACCAAACAATTAGTAAAGAATTATTATTTTGGTTAGTACACTTAGATGATATAATATTTAATGATGTATTATTATCAGATATTAAGAAGCCAATATGGAATAAAGGTTTAACTATGAAAAATCCACCTTGGAATAAAGGTTTAACTATGAAAAATCCACCTTGGAATAAAGGGATGGTTGGAGTAATAAAATATGGACCAATACCACAAGATAGAAAAGATAAAATAAGTAAAGCTAATTCTGGTAAAAATAATGGTATGTATGGACATAAACATTCAGATGATTATAAATTAAACGCTTCTAATACAATGAAAGCTAAAATTTTATCAGGTGAATTTACACCAAACACAAATAATAGAAATACTCATTGGGAATCAACGTTAGATAATATAAAATATAAATCTAGTTGGGAAGTATTATATAAATATCATAATCCAAACGCAGAATATGAAAAGCTAAGAATAGAATATAATGATAACGGGAATAATAGAATTTATATAGTAGATTTTATAGATCATTCAAATAAAATAATAGCCGAAATTAAACCAGAATCGTTATGTTCCGGCGATAATTTTAATAACAAACAAATAGCATTACAAAAATATGCAAAAGAAATAGGATATTCGGTGCTTATAGTAACTGAGCATATATTAATAAATTATAATAGAGTAGATAATGCTGATGATAGATTTGATTCTTTTACTTATGAAAAAATATTAAAATTTTATGAAACTTATTAATAGAATAGAGATACAAAAACCAGAAACTTTATATAATTTACATATAAAAAATGATCATAATTATATTGTCAATAATGCTGTAGTATCTAATTGCCATCTTTCCTCTTCAGCATCGATTAGTTCTATATTAAATAAATGTACTAATACTCAATTTAGGATTGGGGTTACTGGAACATTAAATGGAACTAAAGTACATTCTTTACAATTAGAAGCTCTATTTGGTGCTGTACAGCAAGTTATTACCACTAAACAATTAATGGATGCTAATCAAGTTGCGTCATTAAAGATAAAGTGTTTGGTTCTGAAATATCCAGATGAAATTAGAAAAGCATTGACTAAGTTAACATATCAAGAAGAAATAGATTTTATTGTATCTAATGTTGGTAGAAATAGATTTATTAGAAACTTAGCACTATCATTATCAGGTAATACTTTAATATTATATGTCTTGGTCGAAAAACACGGAAAGGTATTATATGATTTATTAAAAAATTCTAAACATATAGGAGATAGAAAGGTATATTTTATTCATGGTAATATTGATTCGTTAGAGAGAGAAAAGATTAGGAAATTATTAGAAACAGAAACTAATGCTATTTTGGTTGGCTCTGTTGGTACTGTTGCTACTGGTATGAACGCTCCTAGTCTTAAGAATATTATATTTGCTGCTCCGTCAAAATCTAGAGTTAGAAATTTACAAGCCGCAGGGAGAATTCTCAGAAAGAATTTAAATAATGATAAAGCAGTACTTTATGATATTGCTGATAATTTAATCTGGAAGAAACATGTTAATTTTGTTATGAAACATTTTGCTGAACGCATTAAAATTTATAACTCAGAAAAGTTTGATTATAAAATTATTAATATTGATCTAATAAAAAAGTAGCTATATATTAATAACAAATACTAAAATTATATTATTGGAGTTCTTATGAAAGAAAAGTTTGAAATTAAAATTATTAGATTTAAATCTGGAGAAGATATTGTTGGCTTCGTGAACGATGAAGGAGACATGGTTGAAATTAAGCATCCTAAAGTTTTTTATTTCACAGTTGATACAGAAGAAGAATATGAATCTGAATTGATAATGATGGATTGGATGACCAGTTATGCTTTTGCTTTTCAGTTTGCTACTCTACCAAAATCAGAAATCTTATTTATCACTTATCCAAATCTAGATTTTGGTTATAGTTATTTAAATTGCATTCTAGATGAATTAGATCCAGAATCAAAATTCTATGGTCAAATTCAAGAATTATTAAAAGAACAAGATAGTGAACAAGAAGAAGTGTTAGAACCAGAAAATAATATTTTTCCTAAGATATTACATTAAAACATTAATTTAGACGTTAGACCTTAAACTTATTGAAACAGATAATTAAGATTTTTTAGGATAAATACTAGAGGAATCTTAATTAGTTTTTTAATGTAATAATAAGTATCAAATACTCCATTTAAGACACTTTAATCATTTATTAATAGTAAGTGTTAGATAAATCTTTATCGTGCCTTAAATAGACATCATAATTAAATAATTAGATACATGAGGCGTAGCCGATAGTTTTGGAACGCAGTGACAAAACTAATATTGATACTGATTAGAATTTCTATTAGAATAACAGATGCGTTGAACGCAGTGAAACATATATTGATACTTCTTTAATGCAATCTTTAGATACTAATATTACACTAGAAGAATAATATCATTTAATGTAATTTATATTATCAAATAATTCATTTAAGGCTTATTTAAGACACTTTAATCATTTATTAATAGTAAGTGTTAGATAAATCTTTATCGTGCCTTAAATAGCCTTTAAATTAATAATCTAACTCTTCTTTTATGCAATCTTTAGATACTAATATTACACTGGACTT